AAATAAACCTGTAGTAATCATACCTGATTTAAGGGCAGGTTTAATGTATCCAAATGTTGTATTCATCTTAGGAGCAATACCGGCCTCTTCATGGAAGAAGTATTTAACTGGTCCACCTACTCCATTTGTTGGATCTTTATCAAAAGACATTCCTTGTAAAGTTCCTTTTAATCCTACTTCAGCTTTTCTATCTCCTTTTCTTACTTCAATCTTTTGTTGCCACATCATTACTTTATCTGGAGACATTGGTCTGTACCAAGCAGTGTGTTCATTTAAAAATGCAGCATATTCATTTAGAAATTTCCATGTACCTTTCTCATTAATGTAATCTTTAAGGCTTGCCCCCATCTTTAAGGTAACCCCTGCTTCAAACCATAACTGATTAATTAGTTTTCCTGCATGAAAATAACTAGATGCAATCTGTCTTTTCTTTAGTATAGCAGCATGTAAATAGAATAGTTCTGCAAGTACTTCATATAATGCCATATGATACTGTGCATCCCTTATTTGAGCAAAGTCAAACTTCTGTTGTTCCTTATCAAAGATTGGTAAGAAGTTTAACCACATATAATAATCTCTGGTAAGATACCATGTTTTATTATTTGATTTAACTAATACTCCTAGTCTGCATTTATTTTTTTGATCATCCCAGTAATTAACAAAGTCTCTGGATTTAAATGGTGCAGTACAATATACTTTAGTTTCTCTAAACTTTCTAGACTCAGCAATAAATATTTCATTGGTTACTTCATTAAACTCATATTTTCCAGGTTCTCTAAATATAGAAAATAAAAAGTCTCTCCACTCATCTCTTGATTCAAAAGTTGTTGTTGTCCATGTACCATTATCCCATGTGGGAATATCTTTATAAATATCATCCATAATTAACTGTCATATGCTAGACCTTGACCACCTCTTACTTTACTGGATTGTTCTTCTTGTAAATCTTTATATACTCCTTTAAATGAAGCTCTAATCTGATCAAAGTTTTTTGCTGCAGCAACTATAGAATTTATATTACCATCTCTTCCATCTGTAATAGGAGTATTCTCCATATACCTGCCTAATCTATCTAACATAGATGCAATACCTTTATATGCTCTAGATGTTGGTGTCTCATACATTCTTTTACAAAATTCTAAAGCAACATGTATGTCATCATCTTCTAATGAAAAATCTCCATTTATTTCTTTCATAACTAAATACTCTTTGTCTATATCAGGTGCATAGAAAAAAGGATTCATATCTGGATTAGGACATGTCATATAAAACAAATACAAGTATATCTTAAGATGTTCTTCTGGATAGTTATCCATTATATCTTTTAAAGCTTTTAGTGTATAGCAATGTTCTGTTGGTACAACAACACCATTTTGTACATCAAATAGTCTTACTAACATATTATTTTTTTTTAATTGGGTTATCTTTCATATAATTTATAATAGCAAGAACTTCATCATAAAGATAAGGTACTGCCATTAAAGTAAGATCTTTAACTATAGGATCTCCATTATCTAAATACTTAGTTATTGGATATCCAAACTCATCTTTACCTTCTTCTTCAAAAGATATATGTTGTATAAATATTCTACCAGGAATTAACTTAGGATTATGTTTTATTATAATGTACATATAAATACTTAATTGTAAAGCATAATGATTAAAATTACAGTCATCAAGATGTGTTAATGGAAAAGATAACTTTTCAGATATACCTTCCCAATTTTTAAAAGATTCTGTTTTAATTTCTTTATTGGTTTTATAATCTATAATATTTACTTTATTATTAATTACTTCAACAAAATCTGATTGCCCACATATACCTGCTGATTTAAGATATACCATATGTTCAGGATATACTCCTGGATCTAATTTTTGTGAAGGTGCAATTCTAATACCATTAGTTTCTCCAGAAGGAGGGAATACAGGAATTACTATACCTTCTCTTTCCATAGATGATAATCCACATATATCAGATTCTCTTTGATTATGATAGAAAGTACCTAGTGTCATAGCTCTATCTGATTCACTATTCCATATAGCTTCAATAGCAATAGGTTCAATTCCAAACCATTTAGATTTTTTACTTTTAGATACTTTAGCAGCTACTGCTTTAGCATCAAAAGGTTTTTTAAAATGAGATACTAGTGTAGTAACACTTATCCAATTAATTTTATCAGAATCATGTATACTCTTGTAACTATGATCTGAAGCTTGAAATACTATACTCATAAGTCATCTAGTTTATCTTCTTGTTTTTCTGTAATAACTTTTGTCCATTTATTTAGTGGACAATTAGAAGACAATGATCTTGTTTTAAATGCTAATGAACAACCACATTCATTACAACAAGGTCCTGTTCCTTTTACAGCACATTTTTTACCTTTACTTGGACACTCTGCACATATATCACTTCTTAGTGAAGCTACATGTTCTACAAAATCATCTCTAATAATACTATTAGTTATGCCTTCAATTATCTTTTTGCGGTCCTTCCAAATTTCTTTTAGTGTATTCATCTTTTAAGTTTTGAATTTTTTCTTTCTTTAATTCTAATAAAACTATTTTTTTTTCAATTTCAGTTAAAGCAACAATTTTTTCCTCTAACATTTTTTTATTATAGTATGCACTAAATGTAGATGTATCATGAGTTTCTAATATTTTTTTATATCTTGGAATTGCTTTTCTAACTGAATAAGTTCTTATTGCAAATTGTCCTAAACCATCAATATTAATTCTAGGATGTTTAAGTTCTGTTAAATTTGATCTTACTTCTTTATAATAAAACTCTATAAAATCTTGTATTAAATCTTCAGAAAGATTCATATCTTCAGAAAGTTCTTTATATAAAGTTCTAGATTTTTTTGGAATCATTTGCCTAAAAACTTATAATCTAATAATACATCACCTTCAGCTTGAATCTGCATATTAGGATTAATTAAAATTATTTTTTTATTTACTGTATCTTTTATTACAAGTTTATTTTTTTCACATTTATTAATACAATTTCTTACAGTCTGTTCTGACTTAAAAATTTTATATTCTTCAGATGCATCATAACAAAAAGCAGTAAGTTCAATAGGTCCAATACTACATAATAGTGTTAGACACTCTAGATCAGATTCACTCACTGTTATCCTATTAATATAACAGTGAGTTAATATCTGAAATTTAACAACATCTGGTTTAGACATTATTACTTTTTTCTGTACCTGATTAACTAAAGCCATTACTACTTAGTCTTAAGTTTTCTAACAGGTTCTGAATTAATATCCATATCTTCTACTTCTGGAGTTTCAGGATTTTCTGAATTTTGTGTCATCATTGCAAATTGATATGCTATACTAGATCTTTTAAATCTAGCCTCATCAATTTTTAAAAGCATTTCTTCATAGTCTAGTTGTGCATTTAAATAAGGTATTGAATCCTTATAAAAATTTAACATATCTGCTTTCCTTTGTGCTAACTGTTCTGCACTCATGTTTTCTTGTTCTTGTTGATTTTCCATTATATATATTTTTTAAGTTTAAACAAAAATACATATAAAGTTTAAATAAAAAACATTTAAACAAAAAAAATCCAGATAATTTAAGTTACCTGGATTGCTATGCTTAGAGAAGCTTTATCTATTTTTAATTGTAAAGTTTAATATTGTTAGCATATAAAAGTCTCTAGAGATATCTATCTCTACTGTAAAGAAGTCTATAATACCTATTCTAAATCTAATAGCAAATTTATCCCATTGCTTTCTTGATGTGTTCCAGTTGTTTCTAAATTTCATAATTATAAGTTTTTTAACATTTTTATTACTCTCGGACATGGGTACATATCTGATTTATCTTTTCTGACTGAGTTGTGTGTAAAGATACCTTTATTTCCTTTTAATGCATCTAGGTCTATATCCCATATAGATTCATTATAATCTTTAGGTATATCATAAGTTTCACAAAGATATACTACTAGTTGTCTTAATGATTCTATCTGAGCATCTGTATAAGTAAACCAGTGTTTGTGATTTTTATAAGGCTTTTCTAAGGTAGTTACATTAGAGGGATTAACTTCTCCTCCAACATAATTATAGTACTTACCATTTTTAAAAGATATTGGTCCCCAGTTACATACTTCAATACCTATACTTATAGGATCTAAAGATAAGTAAGGAACTTTACTAGCTTTAAAAATACTTTCTTTTAAACCTAAATGATATGCCCAGTCTCTAGAACTAAAGCATTGTACTATTGTACCATTTGCTCCTATAATAAAAGCTGTAGCAACTCTCTCAGGTTTAGTATCAAAATACTTAGCTACTGATACTGCATCTGGTCCACCTGCTGTGTGGTGAAGGTATATTTGTTTTTTTTCATGTTTAACTTCCATGAACTGACCAGGTTTTAACCTGTGTTGAACTATTTTACTTATATCTAATTTCATAATACATCATCTTTGGTTTCTTTGTATGCACTAGTAACTGTTTTAATATTTTTTCTTATTTTATGAAAACTATTTGAAACACTTGTAAGTATATTATTCTTTGATATATCAAACCAATTTTCATTTATTGAGGATACTTCCATAAGACAAAGTATTGCCAATAAAATGTTAGTACATAATGCAGGTGATATTACCAAAACTTGTAAATTAAAAACCTTTAACATTGCTCCTATAAATGGTGTTAATGCATAATAATCAATTGGAAATATAACTGCCACCATTATAAAGTAACCAGCTGTTTTATATAAATAACCAAGTCTTAATATTTTAGATTTAAAAATATCTTTATATTTTCTATTTGTTTCCTCAGCTATTTTTTTAATTGATATTAGTTTAACAATAGTATCTACTAAAATAACAAACATTAAAATTAATACAAGCATTTGTATAGGAGCAAAAAAAGATAGCATAGCACTAAAAAAGAAAATTATATTTGTTTTCATAACATTGGAACTTGTGATTTTAATACTCTATACACTATATACAAAATTATTAATATTAACCATATACCACCAAACCAAGCTAAAAAATTTATCCACCCGGGAATATACTTAATTTTTTCTGGTTTAAGTGTTTTGGTTATAGTATTGGTATGATATATATCATTACCCTTGATTGTTTTATAAATAGTTTCAACTTTGGCCTTTGTGTAATAGACATTATTTTGAAGTTTAGTTTGTAAACTTAATAACTTACCATCCTTATCTCTAAGATCACCATTTAGTTTAGATATAACATTACCAAGAGAGTCACAATAAAGTGTGTCTAATAGTGTTATTGTTTCTCCAGGAATAGTTATAGTTGTGTCCTTAACTTGTATTACTGTTATAGTACTATCTTTCTGTACACATAATGGACAGTACTTAGCAAGCCTCTTTTCAAGAGAACAAGAAGATAAAACTACAAGTAAAATGATTAAGTATTTCATATACTAAATTTAATTATATACTCTAATTTCTATTGGTGTAGAATTTAATATATTATCATTAGAAGTAATAATATCAATAAAATCTAATGCTCCTCCATAATTTATTGCAAACTCTGGAGCACTACTTACAACTACTATTGGACAAAATGTTTTAGATGCTGGAAATGCACCAAGTAATTGAATTTGATAATTTCCTAAACCTATATATGCCCAAGTTACAGGTCCAATAGTATTTTCTAATACGGTTGCTGTTGGAGCATTATTTGCATTTTGTGATACCAAAGCAACATATGATTTATAAGGTACTTGTCCTGATATAGTTATTTGTGTGCTCATTTTAATACGTTTTAAATAATGTAAATAATTCAGAATAAATAGAATTTCCTGCATTATTAGTATTCCATTGAGCTGTAATAACAAGTGTATTAACTAATGTGGTATCAAAAGTTGTATTATTTATTATACTAAAATTTATACCTTCAAAGTTAAGTCCTGAATTTTTAGTATATGCAAACAATCCTCCTGATGCTATAGAAGCTACTGTTGCTGCTCCTAATTGCCTTATAGTAAAATTAACATCTAATTTCCAATGTTTATTAGTAGCAGCATTCATTGCCATTGCTCCTGTATCTGCTAGTAATATACCTGATGCAGTTTTAATTCTAACTTGTAAAGTAGCTGTACTTACACAAGATAAATGACCTATTAATGATCCATTAAAACTATCTCCTACTTGAAATCCATTAGCAGGAATTGTAAGAGTTCCTAGACCACCATCTAATAAACTACGCTCAACGGCAGTAGCTGTTACAGGTGTACTAGAACTAGTCTGAGTATACAGTCTATTTATAAACCCTGAAGGATTTAAAGAGTATTTATCTATATTTATCTCAGTACTCATTACTTATAATATATAAGTAATTAAGAATGTAGTTCCTGTTGCATCATAAGATAAACCTACTATAGTATTATTTACTCCTGGATCAAAATTAATTGTTACTCCT